CGAAGAACTTCGAGCCATACACCTGTGCTGCTTTTGCCGTGTATAAAGATTTTCTTGCCAGTCCAATGGGAGAGAGTCCTGTCAATCCGTCAAAACTTAAGCCGGGGATATGAAGGACTTCTTTTCTTGTCATGGTTACGACTTTGCCTTTGTTGGTTGTGTAGTAGTATTTGATTTCGTCTGTTACCGGGTCACGCTCTACACGCATCCTCTCTGAAAGCAGGGGCCACAACTGTATGATGTTTCCGGCTTTGTCATAAATCTTTTGAATGTATCCGTTTCCCCACAATAAAAGATTTGTCATTCCGACTTCACGAAGGGTGAAGCTGCTCATCTCGGGGTTCGGCTTTATATACAACAAATCGTACAGAGGGTGCATCGTTGCTTTTTCTCTGTACTTGCCTTGCTGTCTGTAAAGGTGTAGCGGAAGTGATGCGAAATCCTCGGAGAGAACTCTTACGCAAGAATACACCGAACTTATACGCATCGCCGACCTCTCTGTTATGGTCGATGAGTCATCGCTCGCAAGTGCGAGGTCGTCTTTCCCGAGAACGAAGTCCTCGTGTCTTTTCTGTTCGGCGCTCTTGGGTTCTTCTGCCATATCCCTCAGTAAGAAGTTTCTAAACTTTCCCATTTTTCTCACCTCCTGTCCTTAAATGACTAAAATGCCACGGTCTTTGTATGCACTTGGCTTTTTGTTTTTATTGACAACGGCTCGGCTGAATGACATTATTGCAGCCACCGCTCCGTCAATCTTTTCTGTGGACTTTTCTTTGTCCGGCTTTATGTTGCCTGCTGGGTCTGTTTTGATTACGACATTGTCGAAGTTCCAGCGAAGCACGGGGTGGTTGTTGTGTACGACTTTCTTCTGAAGGACTGTTGTGAGGATTTCTTTGGTCGGTGGCGACATATCTTTGAAGCCTTGACCGAATGGTATCATGTTCAGTCCTTCATCCTGAAGGTTCAGGATTATCTCTGTTGCGTTGTATCTGTCGTATGCAATTTCCTTGACCACATATTTTGATGCGATTTCTTTTATTTGGTGTTCGATGAAGCGGTAATCTACGACATTGCCCTCGGTGGTTCGGATGAAGCCTTGCTTTGCCCATTTGTCATACATTACATGGTCCCTGCGGACTCTTTCTCTCATGTTTTCTTCGGGTATCCAATACCAGCAGAGGAAGATGTAATCGTCCTCGCCGTCCCTTGGTGGGAAGCACAGCACGAAGGCTGTCAAGTCCAATGTAGATGAAAGGTCGAGACCGCCATAGCACTCTCTGCCTTTGAGTTCTTCCGGGTCGATGATGCGACTGCATTCGTCCCATTTTGCCATCGGCATCCAGCGGAGGCTTTGCTTTACCCATTGATTGAGTCGTAGCTGCCTGAAGTTGTTTTCTTCGGCTGGGTTGTCCTTTGCATCCTCGCAAGCCTGACGAACCTTTTCAATATCTATTGTGATTCCGAGAGATGGGTTTGCTTCGTACCATACCTTTTCATCTGTCCAGTCTGCATCTTCTTTCGCTCCGTATATTACGGGGTAGAAGTGCTTGTTCACTTTTCGCCCTTCCAAAATATCAACGGCTTTTTGATGTACCTCGTAGCATATCGAGTTTCGGTCTGTTCCGGCGGTGGTCATTACGAACCATAAAGGTTGCCGTCTTGCATCGCCTGCACCTGATGTCATTACATCCCACAGTTCTCGTGTCGGCTGGGTGTGTAATTCGTCAAATACGCATCCGCTTATGTTGAGACCGTGCTTGCTCGGTACATCGCTTGATAAAACCTGATATTTGCTTTGGAGTGGCTGATAAATCATCAGCTTCTTTGAAATGACAGGCTTTATTCTTTTTTTGAGGTATGGGCATTGGTCTACCATGTCCATTGCCACATCGAAAATAATAGAAGCCTGCTGTTTGTCTGCGGCACATCCGTAAACTTCGCCACGCTGTTCGTCATCTCCACAAGTGAGGAGGAGGGCGATTGCTGCTCCGAGTTCGGACTTGCCTTGCTTTTTCGGAATTTCCACATAAGCGGTGCTATATTGTCGATAGCCTGTCTTGGGGTTGATTGTTCCGAAAACATCACGGATTATTTTTTCTTGCCACGGTAGGGCATCGAATGGCTGTCCGTAAAAATCACCCTTTGTGTGTTTGAGTGCATTGACAAATCCCACCGCAAAGTCAGCCTTGTCGTCATCTATCCACAGACCGCTCTCTGTTTTGCGATATCCCATTGCACTCACTCCCTTCGCTTACGCTTCGGGTGTGAAGCCGTCTAATTCGTTGTATGGTGTGGTCTTGCCATCACGCTCCAAGAATACTTGACTTTCATTTCCGAATGTTTGTATGTATCGTAAAACGATAACATCGCAGAACCTTGGGTCGAGTTCCATGAGGTATGCGGTTCTTTGCAGTTGTTCTGATGCGACAAGTGTTGAGCCTGAACCACCGAATAAATCGATGACCTTTTCTCCACGCCTGCTGCTGTTCTGTATGCATCGAGCCACCAGCCGTATTGGTTTCATTGTCGGATGGTCTGCGTTACGGCTCGGTTTGTTTTCTCGGATGACGGTTGTCGGTGCATCTCCGTTTCCACATTCATCGATGAGTTTCTTGATTGCTTCTACGAGTTGCGACTTCGTCATCTTCTTAAGGTCGGCGATTTTCAATTCCTCGATTACCGTGCTGTTGGAACGATCAGCTGTGAAGTAATGAGCTGCGCCGTCTTTCCAACCGTAGAGGATGGGTTCGTGTTGCCATTGGTAGTCTTGTCGTCCAAGGACGAAAGAGTTCTTGACCCATACGAGGCATTGCTTCAAAGTCAGCCTTGCTGCCTTGACCGCTTTCCTGAAATTCAAACCTTCGCTGTCTGCGTGGCAGATGTAAAAACCGCCACCGGGTTTGAGTGCGTATTCTATCATGTCGAAGGCTGCGATGAGGAACTTCAAGAAGTCATCATCCGCCATGTTGTCGTTTTGTATCTTGCCTGCCGTTCCCTCGTAGTTGACATTGTACGGTGGGTCTGTGAAGCAGACATCTATTTTCTGTCCGTCCGTCAGCTTGTCGATGTCGGCTTTGACGGTGCTGTCGCCACAGAGCAGACGGTGTCTGCCGATGTGCCACACATCTCCCGGTTCGGTAAATGGTACGACTATTTTCTCTGCGGTTGCTTCCGCATCGAAGTCATCGCCTTTGAGTTCGTCCGGGTTGACCTCTCCGAACATTTCGCCGAGTTCGTCTGCATCGAAACCTGTCAGGCTTACATCGAAGTCGCTGTCATCGAGTTCTTTTAACAATTCGGTCAAGAGGGGCATATCCCATTCGCCTGTGATTTTGTTCAGGGCGATGTTGAGTGCTTTTTCCTGTTCGTCTGTTAAATTGACCACGATGCACATTGCTTCGTCATATCCCAAGTCCTGAAGGACTTTCGCTCTCTGATGTCCGCCGACAATGTTGCCAGTCCGCTCGTTCCATATAATCGGTTCTACATATCCGAAGTTGACGATTGAGTTTTTGAGTTTCTCATACTCTGCATCTCCGGGGCGTAGGTCACGCCTTGGGTTGTATGCGGCTTGCTTCAGTTCGGACATCGGTATGTTTCTTGCATCGCATTGAGGTAGCATACCGTGTTCATCTCCTTTATTTGCCTTGTTCTTTTTTTCTAAAGAGTGCAGTCATTGCATCTTCGTTCGGGTTGCCTTTCCTGAAATCGACTTGACTGTTCTCTTTTACGATATCCCATATTTTTGTCCATGCCGTATCTGCCTGTCGCAGATATTTCAGTCCGATATCAACATAAGGGGACTGCATCGGTTGTCCTGTTGTCGGATGTTTTGCGAGGAGGTTCTTGTCGTTCCATTGTTCGCATTCGAGCCATCGGGACTTACAATGTGCGTATTCTGATATGTGTTGCGGATTTATAAATCCGAGGCATCCTGTGCCTTTGAGCCACTCTACGGTTTGGTTGAATATTTCAATACCTTTTGCATTGAGGAAGTTCGGCGGTGTGTAGTCCGTTGTGTCCTCTTGGTTGATATCCTCGCTTAAAACCATCAGCGGTCTTTTGCCGGGGTTATCTTCTATGATGTTGTCATAAAGTGCTTTTTTTGGTCTGCCTGCACCTTTTCTCGCACCACCTCGGTTAGTGCCGTCTTTTGCCACAGAGTCCACACCTCCTTGGTTGATATTTATAAGGGGCTATCCCCCTGTTTGATTTTGCGAAAATTCACACGAAGGGGGGCTGCGGTCTTTAGCACGCTACTTCGTAGAGATTTATATACCCCCTACCCAGTGAAGAAAAAAATTATTTATACATATATCCATGTCC